CCTTACTATTCCTACATTCTATTGTTGTATTTATAATTATTGCTATACAAAATATACTAAAAATTACTGATAAAAATTTATTTGTTTTCATATTCTATTTATGTTTAAGTTCCCTACTAGTTATAACCGCAGCTAATAAACATTTGGTTAGGCTGCTCACTCACTACTATTGGTTTACAAACGATTTATTAGCTGCAAACCGTTATAAGTAATTGCTACGTTCCGAGTTCCAAATAGAGTTTCTCGTAAATAGGAATGTCGCATTTTACAAATATATTCCTATCCTCACCATAAACTATTTCAGGTAAATACTTATCCAATGGTTTAGCATCTTCATTGGTAGTGAGTTTTGTCCACTCGCCATCCTTTTCTTTTTTCCAATTTGTTGAGCATCCAAACCAAATCGTTGTTCCATCTGATGTTACTACTCTTTCAATGTCGTATGCCTCGTTATACCATTTTTCATAAGGTTCTCCAATCGGTCTATCCAATCTAAACCATTCCGATTTTATTCTTCTTTCCATTTTATATTTTTGTTTTAATAATCCGCAACTACTTATAACAGCACCTAAATCGCAACTTTGTTACGCTACGCAGCGTTTAGCCGCAAAACGTTATAAGTAAGTGGTGGCTCGAAGCAATTCAACTTCTTCGGTGTCAGAAGTAAATCCAGCATTTCTGCTTTCAACCAAATTCACCTATGCCACCACCAGACTTATAACATCTACTTTCTCGTTAATATTTCTCATAATTTGATAATCTAATTTGTTTGTTACTAATTTATTTAGTTCAATTGGCTAAATTTTATTTACAAAAGGAAACTCACGCTTAACTTTTTTCCACATTTCTAAATATTTAACTCTTTCATATTCTTTAAAAATTAGATCTTTAGATTTCATATACTCTGATTCAAAATCAATAGTTGATGAATTTCTTTGTATCGGCAACTTACTAAGCTGTTCAAATGCTTTTATAAAATCTTCTGTCATTATTTTTAAAATTTAATATAAAGAAAGACACACTTTAGAATAAGATAAACCTTTCTCGTGTTCATCATCATCGGTATCGTCAACAACTGAATTTACTTCGTATATTTTATCTGCGATCTGTATCTTATCACTAATTGACGGAGCTTTGTCTGAATATATTGTAAAAGTAAAAGTATCTGAAATGGAATAACTACCTATTATATAATTTTCTATTTCACTAAATGGATATGCACCTGCTAAATTTTCCAAAATATTTTCCACATTTAAAATTCCAATATTTTCAACCTTTTGTTTATGTAACTTTTCTAATTCTTCAATTTTTTCATCAGCTTCACAAATTACATCAATAGCTTTTTGTTGCATCTTTTTCAACTCCTCAATCTTATCAAGTAGATTAATATTATTGTCATTTAATTTAACATTTACATTGTTCAATAATTCAATCTCATCAAGTAGGGCTTTGTTTTGTTCAATCATCTGGAATCTGATATAACTTTTTTGTATATCATCTAATGCTTTTCTTGAATGAATCCACTCTATTCTATTTTCTATCTCTCTATTTTCCATATAAAAAAATAACCTCCAATATTCATAGCCCTCTCACAGGCGTTTGAATAAAGGAGGTGTATGTTAATTTTTTTCATAGTGAGAGTATTTTCGACAAATGTAGTTATTATTTTTTAAACACCAAAATTATTTTAATATTTTTTTAAAAAGGTTCATCTTCATTATCATTCATAACAATATCACTTAAAAAGCTAGTATTATTTTCTAGTGGTTTGGGTTGTTCAAAAACACTTTCTTGTTTAGGTGCATCATTTATCCAATTACTATAATCCGGTGTACCTTTGTAATATCTAGTACTATTCATTTCGTAAGAATAAGAACTCATACCTTCTTCGCCCCAATGGCTAAATTTAACCTTTTGAATATAAACATAAGCAACCCCTATTTCTTTATCTCTATAAACACAAATACCATTATCTGCTTTATTATAGAAGTTTGAGGACCCATTAATATCGTAAAGAGTTGGAACGTCAAATACTTTACCATCTGATTTTTTCATCTTTGTAGGATGTGCAACTAAAAAACAATGAACGTTATTTATCTCACAAAATGCAACTATCTTATCTAAAGATTTACCTATATCATTTGTGGAGCCATCCCCTTTATGCTCTAATTTATTCCAAGCATCAATAACAAAAAAATCTAATCCTTTACGCTTTTTTAACTGTTTGCAATGGTTTAAAATACTATCTAAGGTAAAATCATTTTCCGGCTTGATAAAAAAGAACTTGTTATTTAGGTATTTTTTAACATTATCTAAATCGTAATGGCTCATACGGTTAGGACCATCCCAAGATTTACCAACTATTTTACGTGCCATTTTACTAAAATGTAATTGACTAGGTCTATTTTCAGGACTGTAAAAAGCACCATTCCAGTTATGATGCCTTCTAAGGTGAACGCACATATTATCTAACCATTCTGATTTACCATGCGAAGGGATGCCGGTTATAATAGATAAATAGCCTTTAACAATATTTAGGTTAAATCCATCTATTTGACAATTAACCCCTTTATCTAATCCATTTTCGTAAAGGTCGTTAATATCATCTGATAGGTCCGATATTGTAAAAACACCCTCTAAAGGAAAATCTTTAGCATCTGTTACACTATCAATAACAGCTTGTAAATCGTATTTATTTAGGCAGTCATTAACATCTTTACAATCTTTAAATTCTACTATTTTACAGTTTTCTTTACCTATCCGGTCTGCTAACTGATTTCTTAAATTCCTACCAGCATTATCATTATCTAAACATAAATAGACTTCCGGACAATTATCTAATAAATCAATAATATCATCAAAGTAAGATAAGTTATTTGCACCGGTACTAGCACCATTAGGAACTGATAAAACGTTTTTAAATCCGCATTGATCCATAGTTAAACAATCCGGCTCACCTTCAACTATGTAAATCCTTTGTGTAAAGTCCACATTATTAAGGTTATACATAATTAGTTTAGCGTCCTTATGTAGTTTAAAACTCTTTTGTGGACCTCTATATTTGATATTAATTAACTCATTATTAGCATCAAAATAGTTAAAATTAATACAGTTTACATCTCCAAAGTTGGTAAAAAATTCTACTGATTCTGTAATCTTAAAACGTATTAATGTTTCTTGTTTAATCTTCCGGCTCTCAAAATACTTAATAGTTTTATCTGATAGGTCTGTTTTATTTTTCCATACCGGTTTAGTGTATATTTTTTGGTCCATAGGTTTATCTTCTTTTAATCTGCCTTTCCAATTACAATGGATGCAATGCCAAACGTGTTTATCTAAATTAACACCCAAACACTTATCTGTTTTCTTTTTGCGTGTGTGAGAACATTTAGGGCAAATAGTTTGGACCTGTCCAGTAGTTTTATTTTGTGGTATGTCTATACCGTAATACGAATAGCTTTGCATAATTTACATTTTACCAGCGTTTCTCATAAACTCTTCACGGTCCTGAATAGATATTGTAGAATTTAACCCATCTTTGATATAAGGCAAAGTATTTAATAAAGCTGTTTTCCAATTAGTAATTTTCTTATCATTGCCATTTTTCCAATTATTAGCTATCCAACTATCATACTTTAACTTTAAATCAATTTGGCTAACCTTTGGTTTTTTTTCTAAAGCGTAATTTAAAAATTCTGTAAACTCAGGAATAGTGTTATTAGGTTTATTGGTTAATAGGTTAATAGGTTTATATATACTAGCAGTGCTTTCGACTTGCTTTTGACTGTGCTTTAGCGTTGCTTTAGATAGTGCTTTAGTATTTGCTTTGGTATTTTTTACTAGAGCAATTACAGTAGCACTCCATTGATTTTTAGATTTTTCAATCAATTTTATAAATCCCCATTCTACTAAATCATCAAATGCTTTTGAGTAGGTCCTATAATTTTTAATACCTAAAGCATCCATACTCATAGTTGTAGGTAGTCCAAATTTTTCCTTCCATCCTAAACGGTTGCAATGCTCTATAATAAAAAAGTATAAAGCCGTATGATTAGAATTTATTTTATCTGGATTCTCAAAACACCAATCAAACCAATTTCGGCTTAATTCGTAACTATTAAATTCTGCCATTATAATAACTCTATTTCATTTTGAATATGCTTAACTAATTCTAAAGCATTTTCTTTGGTTAATTGAATACAAGCGTATGAAAAATCATCGTTTGTATCTTCCATTGTTATTGTTAATAAACCATCTGTATTAGCAAAAATTTCTAATTGGTCGTTTGATTTATTATTGCCCCTATCATCTAAAAAAATTGTTTTTTGTGCCATAATTTTAAAAATAAAAAACCTTTACAGATGTGTTTGGTTTGGCAACCTAGCTAGTCTTAACTCTAGCAACACACCTATAAAGGTTCTAATGTTTTATATGTTAAGATATGTTTTAAATCTGAGTGCCGAGTTCAGATACGCAAAAATAATAATAAAGAACGTAAAAAACAAATTTATTTGATTACTTTGTCTAGTTGTTCAATAATAAATAAATATTCTTTACTCACTTCTTTTTTATATTCT